GTGAATCGGTCTCCAGTGAATCGGTCTCCAGTGAATCGGTCTCCAGTGAATCGGTCTCCAGTGAATCGGTCTCCAGTGAATCGGTCTCCAGTGAATCGGTCTCCAGTGAATCGGTCTCCAGTGCAGCAATCCTGCTAAACACATTCCATATGTTCGATGTGGAGAATTTTCAAAGGTTGCGATGAGCGCTTCGAGTCCGCGCTCGTGCATAGATGAGTTCCATGTCACCCGTTAAACTGTATCAGACCCCCTCGTCAATTTTTTGGCATGAACATTTTTTTGGCATGAACAAAGTAGATATGGCATTTTGGACCGCAACATTTCATTCCATCCTGTATGTTTTTCAAATTCTTCCAGAAGTTCTCGTGTGTGGAATGGTGTTGCTGTCATTGCTTCTTTCAAATTCGAGTGTAGCTACAGTGGCTGCCGCCCTCGGTGCTACGCAATTTCTTACGGGTGCCGTTGGTTCCATCTTAATGCGCGTTATGCCCGGTATTGCCAAACCGACATCTTCTCTTGATGTATGCAATCAAGGTCATATTGGACGATCGTGGGCGCATTTATTAAATCCAGCTCAGAATTGGATTGCGAGCACACCCACGCCATACATGACCACACTTGGGTTTTTCGGTGGATGGGGGTGGGCACTGCAACAACTGTATGCTGAGGAAATCCGCGCAGGTGTTGCAGCACCTATCGTGGGCACAACGGTAACGTTTTTGCTCATTATGTTGCTCGGGTTTGTGTTTCGTTGGGGGTCGGGGTGTGAAACATTGGCGGGCGCGGCTATTGGACTTGCGTTTGGTGCTGCGGCGGGCTATATGGGCGCGTTTTCCATTGGAATGGCAACAGAGCGACGCGCAACCAATATTTGGGGAATTCCGTTGTTGCGCGACCGTATTCATGGGGGTGCTGCGGTGTATGTGTGTCCCAAAAGTTGATGTGATTCCAAAACCCCACTTATCCAAACTCCAACACATTATGTAGGAAATGACCTGTAAACTCTTTTTCTTCAAAGCCAGCGATGCCCCAATTCTTGCGATTCTTTGTCGTTACAAGTCTCGAACCAAATGGCAATTGCTGGTTTGGAATCTTGAAACGGATACAATTACAGAAGGTCAGTGGCTAACGGGGAAACACATCGATGTTAGACAATGCGCCATTAGTCCAAATGGTGTGTATTTCAGTTACAGTTATTCATCGTATTTCGGCGAGTTTGAACGGCATTCATCGATTAGCCGTTTGCCCATGTTTACATCCATTTTACACAAGTCGGATGTTGTGACGGACAGTATTCCGCGATTTGTCGACGTCGATGGTTCAACGGTTGTTGTTGTGCGTGCAGCAAAAATACCGATGTGGTCGCGCAAGTTCGCGGACACGGGAGTGTGTATGGGCGCTCTTGCGGGAGCTACTCCGGCGGGTTTTTTTTCGTCCAGTGCGTGGGACCACGAACGAGGACTCATTGATCCCGAAACGTGGGTGTTTGACGGTCGAATGACTCTCGTCGTTGCAGACGGCAATATATTTACCGGAACGGTTGGAAGCCGCGAACTAAAACATCGGCTGGATGTTACACACAACGAGTTTCGAAGTGTTGCTCCAAATTACCCGTTTGAAGAGGGTGCACACGACGTTCCACTTGAGTGCCCCGTTATGACGAATGCGCCAAAGGCGGGAACTGCCAAGACATCAAAAAACGCGAGAACCGCTGCAGGGGCGTCAAAAGCGACAAAGGCGACAAAGGCGACAAGGGCGACAAAGGCGTCAAACGCTGCAGGAGCACCAAACGCGCCAAGCGCAGCAAGCACAAGAACGACACGCAGGTCAAAAAAGGCATAATTTCAATCAAGTAATAGACGGACTATTTCCGTATGTCCGTGACATCTTGCAACTCGGACCATGTTGCGCAAATGCACACATCTTTCTAACGGCAAATCAAGGAGCAACCGAACAATTTCCGTGTGCCCGCGTAGACTTGCAATTCGAAGTGCTTCATTGTCATTTGCACCAGGATCCACCCCTCTTTCCAACGGCAAATCAAGGAGCAACCGAACAATTTCCGTATGTCCGTTGGCACACGCCCTCCGAAGTGCTTCATTTTTTGAACCAGGATGTACACCTCTTTCTAACGGCAAATCAAGGATCATTCGAACATTTTCCGTATGTCCGTTGGCACACGCCTGCCGAAGAGGTTCATTGTTTTTTTGCATCAGGATGTACACCTCTTTTTAGCGGCAAATCAAGGAGCAAACGGACAATTTTTGTATGTCCGTTGGCGCATGCGTGTTGAAGTGCAGCATTGTCATTGGCTGCAGGATTAACGCCACGGTCTGGCGGTAGCTCTAGGAGCATACGGACAATTTGCGTAAAGCCTTCATAACATGCACAACTTAGTGCTTTATTGTATTCGTCTGCAGCAGGACCTCGGTCTGGCGGTAGCGGTAGTTCAAGGAGCAAACGAACAAATTCCGTTTGTCCCATAGATCCGCGATGTTAGCCGCCTCATCAGTCTTTCAGCAGAAAAATTAGACTGGAAACATTGGGAGGCGGCTAACATTGCGGAACCATGCGTTTGTCCGCTATAAGATGCAATTCGAAATGCTCCATTGATGTATATAGCCGGATTAATACCTCGGTCCAGCAGCAAATCCAAGATCATGCGAACAATTTCCGTGTGGCCGTTTTTGATTGCGAGGTGCAGTGCATCACAATCGCGTACATCTGGATTCACCCCATAGGCAAAGCAAGGAACAACCTCGTAGCAACTCCTCTTTCCAACGGCAAATCAAGGAGCATACGAACAATTTCCGTATGTCCGGCATCACAGGCTATACGAAGCGCATGATTATTATCTATCGCCGGATTTACACCTTGCTCTGGCGCAATAAGCAAACGAACGATTTCCGTTTGTCCGTGTGCGCATGCAGTAATGAATGCAGTATTGTTTAGTGCAGTAACGCCTATTTCCAGTGGCAAATCAAGGAACAAACGAACTATTTCCATGTGTCCATGTTCGCATGCAGTAATGAATGCAGTATTGTTAAGTGTATTAACGCCCCTTTCTGGCGCAAGGAACATACGCACTATTTCCGTTTGTCCGAGTGCACATGCGGTTTGAAGTGCTTCAAAGTCTTCTGCTGCTGGATTTACTCCTCTTTCGGGCGGTAAATCAAGGAGCATACGCACAATTTCCGTATGTCCGTTATAACTTGCAAATCGTAATGGGGCATTATTTCCTATCGCCGGACCTCTTTCTGGCGGTGGAGCAAACGAACAATTTCCGTTTGTCCGTGTTGACACGCAAACACGAATGAATTATCATCCACAATTTCGCCAAGCTCAAACCAAACTAAGCATGCGTTACCCGACTGTATGGCTGAATTGTGCGCAGGATCGAAAAATTCGTCATTGGGTTGTTTATCGCCATACCAAACATGTTACTCGCGAAAGCGAGTCAAATTTTAGCAACATGACATCTGCGAAAGTTTGACTGCGCGCAGCGTTTAACAAAAAGTCATGTTTAAATGAATTATAAACGTCGACTCTAAACAAGTTCTGTGATTGCATCGCTTCACCTCTTTCTGGCGTCCTGTACCTTTTTCTAACGGCATCCGTGTGTCCATTGAAAGATGCAATGTTTCCCTCAGTCCACCGAAAGTTCAAGGAGCAAACGAACAATTGCCGTGTACCCATGAGCTATCAACGACAATTCCGCCAAAACGCGTTACAGGGGCCTCTGTTGTTGGAGCGATAACTGTGCTTCAAAATCGCAAACGAAAGGGTGTCAAAAATTCAGCAACATTTGTAATTAATAGGGAGCAATGACACCCATTTTAGAATTTATCATGTATGTTCATCATTTTGCACCAACGGTGCTCGGAGTTACATTGTTCGTTGCCGGTATTGCACTGTCTGTCATGCCGTGGGTCTTATTTGCGCTTGGAGGCGTCGTCCTACTTTTAATTTTGTGGTTCATCCAATACATGCTGAATCAGACGGTTGGATTCGGCACAGACACAACAACGGGACCCGGTGCCGCATTGCTCCAAGCATGTGCACTGTTACCCGTTTCAACGACGCCGTTTACTCATTATCCGAGTGCATGGATTGCAATGGTAACATTTTATTGCGTGTACATCATGCGCAACGCAGCCAACGTGTATCAGACAAAGCCCATCAAAGCCTCTCGAGATTCGATTGGCGTACAACAGCGCATGGGAATGGGCCTCATTAGTTTTGTTACCACACTCATAGTGCTGTTGTGTTTAATTGTGCTGCGCTTTTACTTTACGGGTACAAATATCACATCATTTCACGCATTTTTTTTGGGACAAACGGGTTGTGAAAACGGCGTGGGCGCGCTGTTAGGACTGGTGATTGGCCTGCTGTGGGGTGTGGGTTGGTGGACAGTACTGCACATTTGCGATTCCACTCTGAGTGATGTGCACCAAGTTGTGGGCGGGTTGAAAGCAGATAGCGGGCTTAAAATGAATCCGTTGGCGTGCTCACAGTCGTAAACCCCCCATCATGCCATTTGACAACCAAAAAATGACAACACGTTCCCGGACCATGATGACACATCATGGAATCCCTGGTCCAACTTCGTCTACCCAGAGGATTGCTCGATGATCTTGAAACCACGATTCTCCATCAAGATCGCGCATTTCTAACGGAAGTTGCTCGTTCTCTCAAACTTCCAGTTCAAGACGTATTGCGCACATGTTTAGGAACAACAGGCACACCCACATCGATGGTTTCCCTTTGGACGAGTCCGCACGACGATAGCGAATCTGCAGGGGCGTGTCCATATTATACCCGTTTAGGCGATGGATTGTGGGTTCCCTGTGCACGCACACGAATCGCACCAACACTTCCGTGTGTTGTTCACGAACGCAATTCTCAGGATGCATTGTTGGGTACAGACTTTGCATTGCGAAAAATGGGTGAAGCCCGCCCCGTTCATTGGCAAGGTAAATTGTATTGGTGGGTTAAATCCCCGCAAAAGGAGATTCGCACAAATGGAACAATTAATCCATCCGTGTTTGTCGTGTATCGCGAAGATGGAACGATTGAGCGTTCATTGCGTTTTTTTACAACTACGTTTCGCGGAAAAGAAATCATCGCGGCTACAACTGTAAAGAAGAAATGAGACTCACCGTTAGACCATGAATGTACGCGAAAAATATCTTGCCCGATGGGTGTTGTCTCGTTGGCGGTGGCGTGTTTGGTCCAAGCGCACACAATGCAATGTCGACTTAATTGACATGGCACCCGTAAGCGATAAAGATGCATTTTTGTTAACAGACACAACAAATCGCACCGTGTTTCGATTTCATAAGCGCGATGTTTTTAGAAATTTGATGGCAAATTTAGGGTCTTTTTCGCAAACGGATATGATACCAACTCCGCGTGCGCCTTGTAATCCATACACAAATGCTCCACTCACACTTGCACAGACAATTGCCGTTTGCCAACAACAGTGTCGCCCACCGCTTTTACTCGCCGCATTTTGCGCAGCGCGCTATGATATACGCCGTTTTTATTTGGAAAATCCAGCATTGTTGGCGAGTCACACAATTCGCGAGTTTTTTAAGGAAATAACGGATTTTAATCGCCCGGTGTTGTTTGAGGCCTTGATGTACTTGCTGACACAAGCAGAGCGACGGTTTTCACTGCGTGCAATAGCGGCATGGCTGGTAGAACGACCTGCCACACGTTTGCACGATGAATGGCGCGTTTTAATTCGCGATTTTATGCTCTTTAAGGAAGTGAACGTGTATTCGCGGTGGATGACAGTGGAACAAATGATGGATGCTGTATGCACACTGTATGACCGCTCATTTAGGACGTTGACGATTGCAATTTCAATAACGGATGCATCTGGAAATGTGCGAGAATTTGTTCTGCCACAAGAATAGAGATGCGTCCAGAAAATGAAGACGCGGACGAAATCATACCGAATGTTTGGATTGGTGGATGGGCTGTTGCACTCAATGAAGATTGGCTACGTCGGCATGGAATTGTGACAGTATTCAATTGTACGAAAGACCTTCCCTTATTGGAATCTATTCCGAATAAATATCGTGTGCCTATCGAAGATAATTTGAAGCCGTCTGAAATCAAAAATATGGAGATTTGGGCACCTGAAATCGCGCATAAATTGTTGTACGAATACAATCAGGGGCATCCCATATTAATTCATTGTTATGCGGGTCGGCAACGGTCGACAACTGCTTGCGCGTTTTTTCTCATGTTGTTGACGCGGTCATCGTTGTCGGCGGTCATGCGGTGGATTCAAACGCGGCGAATAATGGCGTTTTATCGCGGTGTGAATTTTGAACCGGCATTGCGTGCGTTTGAAGCTCGGTTGCGAAGAGGCGTCCCCGTTGGAATACGCGTTTAATCGTCTAACAGACATGTTTAATCGTAATCGTCAAACTCACATGTATCCGCCAAGTCGTCTAGACCTTCTAGACTAGCAGTTGATGCAGGGGGCTTTGCAAGTTGATGCAGGGGGTTTTGCAAATTTGCATGGTTTACAGCATGATGTACAGCTATCACATCTAATTCGTCAATTATCTCGCCAGGAACATCGCAATCAATTGTTGCTTCCGGCGAGAACCCGCTGTCTTCGCGCGGATACCCACGAGGATTGAGCACCGCATGCGCCTTGTTCATTCGAACCCTCATAGCCGTGTGCGAGTGCCCGGCAATCCAAATTCGCACGGCGCCAACAAGCTCATCCATCGGTGTTGCAAAGGCTGCATTGAGTGGGTGCCCGGCATATTTCGCATGAATAAGTGCTTGTGTTGGCAGGTGGTGTGTAAGAACAACGACTGTGCGTTTATCCGTGGTTGCTTGTGCGATTTCCGTTTCAAGCCATGCACGATCTTCACGGTGCCAACGGGTGGTTTGCTGTGTGACGATGGGACGACGAACACCGTCTGAATCTGTTTCAGCAATGTATTTGTAATCGTTAATACCAACGGATGCATTGCATGCGTCAGAATCGGCACTCAAATCCGTCCAAAGTGTCGCGCCCAAGAATGTTAGACCCGCACAATCGACCCGTGTGCGATTCAGAAAATGCACATTTGGGAATTTGCCCGCAAGCTGTTCGAGAAGACGGATTGTCTCTGAATGTGTGCGGGGTGGTTGAAATCGCCATGAGGTTGCGGGTTTTTTGTTGTAGAATTCATGATTTCCTGCCACAAAGAACACATTTTCCCAATTTTTACTGCAATATTTGAGAAAATGTAAATAGGTAGAACTGGTTGGGTTGCCGATATCACCTGCCAAGAGGAGTGTTCGGGCAACTGGGCGCAAAGGAAAGGCTGCAACGGAATGAAAATCAAGGTGTAAGTCGGATGCGTATTGAAGAATACTGTTGCGCATTTGTGTCGTTGCCTGGAAATTTTTGAGCCCTCAACTTTTGGGTCACATTTTTTTTATCTTGTACAAAAATTGATACACCTACACCTGCATTCCAATTCAGCAATGTATTCGGAATTGACCGCATTTCTCGAAGAAGTTGATGGTCTTGACGCGCGAATTGCAGCAACGCCTGATCTTCCGTTCGCACATCTTGCACCCCGTTATATTGCACTTGCAAGACACGAATTGGAATCAAAAATGGCAGAATCAGAAGCAAATGACGGCGTCGTTGCTCTCAGACATAAAGTCAAAAAATCATGCGAAAGTGTTGACTCGTTAGGACTTCTCCGTAAGATTGTTGACACAACAGCAATTATTAGTGTGGTAGATGCTATACATGCAAATGATATATCATTTGTCTCGCTTTTAATTGACTCTGGTGCGGAAATTACACGACAAGCATTTCCCATTGCATGCGAAAAGGGTCAAACTGAAATTGTCCGTCTACTCATCGATTTGCCGATTGAACGAGGTGTAAATCCTGGAGCAAATGACAACGCTGCACTTCAACGTGCATGCGAAAAGGGTCAAACTGAAATTGTCCGTCTACTCCTCGATTTGCCGGTGGAACGAGGTGTAAATCCTGGAGCAAATGACAACGCTGCACTTCAACGTGCATGCGAAAAGGGGCAAACTGAAATTGTCCGTCTGCTCCTCGATTTGCCGGTGGAACGAGGTGTAAATCCTGGAGCAAAAAACAACAATGCATTGGGACTTGCATGTAATAAGGGACATATCGATATTGTCCGTCTACTCATCGATTTGCCGGTGGAACGAGGTGTAAATCCTGGAGCAAATGACAATATTGATCTCTGGGTTGCATGCGAAATGGACCATGTCGATATTGTCCGTCTGCTACTCGATTTGCCAGTGGAACGAGGTGTAAATCCTGGTGCATGCGATAATGCCGCAATGGACGCGGCATGTGGTAATGGACACATTGAAATTGTTCGTTTACTCCTCGATTTGCCGCCAGAACGAGGTGTATCGCTTGAATCTGAATATGATGAAACAAATTCGGCATTCTGTATTGCATGTAGCGAAGGACAAATTGACGTTGTCCGTTTGCTCCTCGATTCGCCGATTAATCTTGAAACACAGATGATTAGTGCACTTTATTGTGCATGTGGTGGTGGACAAATTGACATTGTTCGTCTTTTACTTGAGGTTTGCACAATTAATCTTGCAGCAAATAACAATGCAGTACTGTGTAGTGCATGTGAACGTGGAGACGCAGACATTGTCCGTCTACTCCTCGATTTGCCGCTTGACAGAGGTGTTAATCCTGGAGCGAATAACAATGCTGCATTACGTGCAGCATGTGATGATGACAATGTAGATGTTATTCGTTTATTACTTGATTTGCCTCCTGAGCGAGGTGTTAATCCTGTACACGTCATTGATGACCTCGACGACATCATTGGTAACTTGTATTCTCCAAAAATTCTTAACATGTTGCGTGATAAAATTGCGTCAATGAAATAAATTCATTAGCTGTGCGCAAGAAAATCGGTTCGTAGGTTGATTTTGTTATTAGGTTTGCAAGAGCACATTTTAATGAGAGCGTAGAGGCATATGCGAAGGAAGAATTGCATTTTTTTCATTTCCGACGGTCGACGACATTTCCACAAACAATGAAGGTTCGCGTAGTTTAGCCTTGACACGTTCTAATGCAACAGTGCGTGCAAACAAATCGCCAAATGTTCGCTCAACTGCTGGATTGTGGTGTGCACCAATTATTAAAACATCAATTAATGACGACTTATCTGTACGAAAGAGCTCATCTGCATCAGATTGTAAAATCAAACGCTGCGTTTTCAAACTATCAAGAACGCGATTAACAAGCGGAATAATGCATTCAGTAAATGTTGACGGAGTAACGCTGAAATTGTTCAATCCGCTGTTAAGAATTGAATTTCGAACAACTATAAAAGTTAACCCTGAAATTTTTGCTGTTATTTGTGGAAGCCCAATTCCGAACAAGATAGCCTCCTTTCGCTTGATAAATGATTCGCGCAGCGCAGGTTTATATGTACGCAATTGATTAACAAATTCATCGCGAATGGGTGTCATGAGATTATGGCGTATCGTTCCATCGAATGTTCCAAATGTTACAACCGCTTTTGGAATTTCATCCGTAAGCATCATTTGAACTTGAATTTTTTGCGGAATCTTTAGCACATTTGTCTCCATCGCTTGAATACATCTGGTCGTTCTCGCGTCAACCCAATCATCCGGCTCGATAAGAAGAATGTTACGTGCATGTAATGATGCATCAAATTCAATTCCAGGTTCAAACATCCGTTTGTCATCGTTATTGTAAAAGTTCATGACATCCAATTTTTGAACCCGTTCCTGTTCATTTGCAATAAAGTCTGTATGCATTTTATTAACAAATTCCATCATTTCTCGAATGCATGATGTCTCGGACATCAAACACAATTGTCGAGCACGTGCAATTTCATCTTGACAACGGGTTAAGAATGCTAATTGTTTTTCACGAACGGGTGCATAAATTTGCTCAATTGCTTTTAACAATTTTGTATGTCCCGTTAACAAATCATCCCAATAGTCAATACTGCGCGACGTGAACGATTGCGTTGTGTTTGTTACAATAACATTTTTGTTAGCTACAGCTAAATTCACGGATGCCTTGATAAATTCGTTCGCTGCTAGCGTCATTTTCTCAAGTGCAGCATTAATTGGTGCAGCGAGTTCATCTTGTAGTTTATAGTAATATGGTGATTTAATGACATCACTAACAGCTTTGAATTTGCGCAAGAAATCGGCTAATGTCTTTTTCATCTCAGCCTGACGCGGTTTGATAGCGGTGTCAAAGGTACTCTGAAGCCCGTCTGCCGGAAGTTCTGCAAACAATGTCTTGGGAATACGGGCAATCCATTCGATCAGCTCGAGTTTTGCCGCATTACCAACAACATCCAACTTATCAATCGTTATTTGCTCATTTTTGTTAATACTGTCAATAATGTGTGGTAAAGCTGCTTTCCATTCTCCTGCGGACCGACCTTCAGGAAGCGCTTCCAAGATGTTATCAATTGCTGCACCAAATCCAATGTCAGCTTCGACAGATGGCTCAAACAGGGCAAGGTAGTTATTTTCGACTAATTGAATCTTGAGTTCGCGGTCAAGTGTATTTGTCTTTACAATTCCAATCTCGTCCTGAAATAATGTACTAATGCTATCACGAATGGATTGATATTGATCTTTATAGGGTGTTGAAACAACTTTTTCCAGATTCTTTTTAACATCTTTTACAATATCCCCGTCTGAAATCCGAAAGTACAACTGTGGCTTAATGACATCGTCCATAGTTAAATATGTCATGAATGTACAAATTGGCTCCATCAGTTTCAGAGCCTCATTCTGCAGCATCATTCGCTCATTAAAAATGATAATGTCGCTAACGAGGTAGGCAAACAGAAGAAGCGCAGGGTCATGGCTACTGTCTTCAAGAGCAAGACCTTGACAATCCATGAGAAGTAATTGATGGTCAGGACAATAAAACACATCAATCCCTCGTGTACAATGTTCATCGTCATCTTGTGTTGCAAACGGCTTAATGTTTATCCCCCTAAGCCGTGAGACAAATGCGTTAAGAAACGTAGACTTACCCATACGCGCCTTTCCAAGAATACTGATAACTTTGATCTGAGCGCTGTCAGGAATTTCAAGCGCAGCCTGGAGAGTCAATTTATCCTCGACAATTTTGATGAAGGGAGATGAAACGGAAATTACCGGGCGCGTTTTCTTGGATTTTTTGGATTTGACATTAATGGACATACACAACATTAAATATGCCAAGAGTGGTGTCAATTTTTTGGGTGGCAAAAAAATTAGCGATAAACCTGCCAATGAAACATGTTTTTTTGGTGAATAATTTTAAATAAAAGAGCGTGGTCACCAGTCATCATCGTCTCCCCATCCAAGTCCTCCACTTGTTCGGTCTTCATCGTCAATTTCATTTGCATTAATTCCGCGTTCCGGTGGTAAATTTTGTAATAAACTGACAATGTCTGTGTGTTTATTTGCAATTGCATATTTAATAGCGAGGTTTTTACATGCAGCTGGATTTACCCCACGTTCCAGCGGCAAATCCAAGAGCATACGAACAATTTCCGTATGCCCATAAAAACTCGCATTTCGAATGGCGTCATTATCGCATGCAGCTGGATCTACCCCACATTCTGGCGACAAATCGAGGAGCAAACGAACGATTTCCGTATGTCCGCGTTTACATGCCGCAAGAAGTGATGCATTGTTGTAAATCGCTGGATTTACTCCACGATCCATTTCAAGGATCCAACGAACAATCTCCGTGTATCCACCACTACATGCGGAAGTAAATGCGCAATTGTGGTCAACTCCTCTTTCTGGCGGTAAATCCAAGAGCATACGAACAATTTCTGTATGCCCGCGATAACTTGCGGTACTAATGGCATCATTATCGCATGCAGCTGGATTAACTCCTCTTTCTGGCGGTAAATCCAAGAGCATACGAACAATTTCAGTGTGCCCACGATAACTTGCGGTACTAATGGCATCATTATGAAATGCAGCTGCATTAACTCCTCTTTCTGGTTCCAAGAGCAAACGGACAATTTCCGTATGTCCACCCTCACATGCTGAACAGAATAATCTGTCATCAACGACTTCTCCTTCTTCAAGCAGCATTCGTACACATTCAATGTCGCCCGATTTAATGGCATCTGCCAACGTAATACGCGTTGTCGTTTTAGCAATTATGCGTAAAAATTTGATACCCGATTCTAATGCAACAAGTTTCATTTCTTTAGCACTTGACGGAAGATCTTGGTTTGCCTCAATAACTGCTGAAAGTTCGGTAACGTCCTCAAGACGCAATGTATCCATGATTTTTGCTGTGCCGAATTGGGGGCGTCAATTTTTCATGGTGTTAAACGCGTCGTCAAAATGTGGCGCGTCTAAATGTTGTAATATTTTCGTCACCAGTCATCATCGGCTCCAAATCAAAGTCCTCCGCATTAGTGCTGGATAAATATTGGTGGGCTTAAACAAAACTTAAGTACTTGGCGTATGTTTAGCTCAAAAATCATTTCTTAAACTACATATAATTGAACTTGTAAACTAAATCCAACACTATGGGGCCCGCTTATTTATTGCATTGAGCTATCCAACATTAGCCCTAAGTCCACCGAAATATATCCGTTCAATATGAACGATGGAAAACGATAATCGCGGCTCAACATCTGGTGTTTACAACCGTAACCTTGGGGATAACGCGGGACCGCGGCTAAACGTGTCGCAAGCAGTGGCCGCACCTTCGTCAAATGTTCTCGTTAAATCTGCCGTTGTTGACGCTGTAATTAAAATACGCGGCCTTATAAAACTTTTAGAAAAAAATACAAATTATCTTAAATCAGAGTTAGATTTTATTGATCCAGGTGATACAAAAAATATGTCAAGATTTATTGATAACAGATTACACCCAAGCACAGATCGTTTAAAAGCACTTTCAGCAATATATCGCATTACCCCCAGGAGTATTGTGTATGAAAAATACATGGCAATTCTTGAAGAACTTAAAGTCAAACTGGAAAGCAGCACCTCCTCCGGAGGTCGTCGACGCACCCAACGACGCAACCGTCGCCACAGTTCCCGGTCTCATGCTCAGCGACGCAGGTAAGTGTTTGGCCGGCAAAAAAGTGACACCCTCGAATCCCCGACCTCATCCTCCCAACGACGTCACACAAAGTGTGACCAAGCTCTTTTAGCAAAATTGTCAAGTTTTCACAACACTTCCAGTGTAAAATTGACAAATCTGCTAAAATCCTTCAGCAAAATTGCCCTCGTTCGTTCACACTAGTCACTAGTGTTGGATAGCTCAATGCAATAAATAAGCGGGCCCCATATTGTTAGATTTAGTTTACAAGTTCAATTTTACTTAGTTTTAGAAATGAATTTTTGAGCTTAACATGCGCCAAGTACTTAAGTTTTGTTTAAGCCCCACCAATATGTATCCAACACTAGCTCGAAGTGCCAAATTGTCATTTGCGGCGGGATTTACACTACGCTCCAACTGCTGCAGCTCCAAGAGCATACGAACAATTTCCGTGTGCCCTTGTTCACATGCCCATCTCAGTGCTCCATTATTGTTTGCTCCTGGATTTACTCCCCTAGCCAACGGCAAATCAAGGAGCAAACGAACAATTTCAGTGTGTCATTGTTTACATGCAAACCGTAGTGCAGCATTGTCATTTGCTGCTGGATTCACGTCTAACGGAAGTTCAAGGAGTACACGGACGATTTCCGTTTGGCCACACAAATTTGCTGTAAATCCGTATCAACAATTGCGCCATCTTCTAGCATTAATTGTAGACATGCAACATTTCCGGACTTAATGATTGATGTCATGGACATTGGGGATGTCGTGTTCAGCGCAAGATTTTGACCGAAGGGATTTCTTTACGATCCATGATTCTCTGTGCATTTGAAGTGGTGGTCAATTTTATGTTGCCATGCATCGCGAACTCGTTCATTGCATTCCTTAAAATTTAGTAGCACTGCCCAACATTTCCGTGAGAAGCATTCACTCAAACATGACAATGAAACGACTATATTCAAATCCGTTTGGTACAAAAAGCTGCTCGCGATGTTCGTCGATAACAATTTTTATATGGGCGACACGATGCACGCTCCGTAAATCCCATTTTGCGGCACGTTTTACGAAGACAATGTGTACGGCTGAATTTGCGAGGGAATTTGTACGTGCGTCGCATTCTACTCGGGGGGGTATTTTTTTGCAAACAAGGTATTTTGTAAACCCTCACCAATCATCATCGTAACCCCACCCTAACCCTCCTACACCTCCGTTAAACTCATCGCCATCATTTGCATCAATTCCACGTTCTGGTGGCAAATTTAGCAGTAAACGAACTATATTCGCATGTCCATTGCGTGTTGCTGCGCAAAGTGATTCATTGTGGTGCGCCGCTGGATTTACCCCTCTTTCCAGCGGCAAATCGAGAAGCAAACGAACAACTCCAAGATGTCCATGTTTGCACGCCTCCCTGATTGCGGCATTCTCCACCGCAGCAGGGTCAACACCTCTCTCCTGTGGCAAATCGAGGAGCATACGAACAACTTCCATATGCCCATTAGCGCTCGCACATTGAAGTGCGTCATTGTTGCCGGCAGCTGGATTCACGCCTCTTTCCAATGGCAAATCAAGGAGCAAACGGACGATTTCCGTATTTCCAAATCGACATGCACACCAAAGTGCAGAATTCAGGCCTTTTTTTGAAAGCACATCCATCAGCAAACACACAATTTTCGTATTATAACCTTCAATTGCAATATTAATTGCTGATGAAGCAACATTGGCTGACGGATTCACTCCACGCTCAAGGAGCATACGGACAATTTCCTCATGTCCGAAAAAACATGCGTCTTGAAACGCGGAATCGTACATGGCAGCAGATTGCCCGTATGACAGCATCAGGCGAACAATTTCCGTGTGTCCCTTTTGACACGCCAAACCAAACAAATCATCCTCAACGACTGCGCCGTCTTCGAGCAATAAATGTACGCATTCAACGTTTCCAGACGTAACGGCTGCAGCCATTGTCATTGGGGATGTTGTGTTTGCGATTGCGCGCAAGATTTTGACTGGCGTACACAAGAATGAGTTCATACCCCCACTCTATCGCGTTGGTTGCTGTCAATTTTTTGGGACCCTAAAAAAACACGTTCGTTTGTTTCTACATTGATTTGTTCGTAGGCTTCCGTGAGGGCTTCCGTGAGGGCTTCCGTGAGGGCTTCCGTGAGGGCTTCCGTGAGGGCTTCCGTGAGAACTCAGCAAACCCCATTCTAAATGTGAGCAAAAGCGAGAAAGTCAGAATTCAAATTGCACAACACAGCATCGGATACATCGCGATGTCTGAACGTCAGTTCTTAGCGAAAACGTTGATTAAACTTTGTTCTATTTTGGCGTATGAGAACATACGGAATTATGTTCATGAATTTGCCGTTTGAAAGCCGCCGATTTGGCACTTAATTTTTTAAACTGCCGTTGGCAGCATTTCAATATGTGTTTACGGAGTAGGAAGACCGATGTCTTTAGCGCACACTTTTTAATGTTTATGTGTTATTCTGCATGTTTTGAAAACATTTTATGCATTTATGTGACAAAATGTCTAAAATGTTTTAGCCTAAAACATCATAGGTCGGTCATCCTATTACGGAGGTCGATTTGAGAACTTTGATGACCGATGACAAACGGTAATTGTTCGTACGCTCCTCGACCAGAAAGAATTCATACGATGACATTCGATCCGTGCTTTTGGGAACGGAATAACTGCTGAAAGTAACCTGACTGTTTGCCTGAATTACCATTTTAAAACCGAGCACCAGCGCGGGTTTTGAAGAGCATTCGCGGGTTTTGAAGAGCATTTGCGGGTTTTTAACAAAAAAAATACCGAAACCCTGATCAATGCAAAATGTGGCGCATCCGTTCTGTTTGCAACATTGTAGTCTCATCTAATCGCCGACTCCGCGTTCCGATTTTGCAATAAACGGATAATCAGGCCCTCTCGTCAGCTGGGTAGCGCGCTTTGCTGGGCTCGTGCTGCGTCTCTTTCACGTCTTGCGGACGCTCGAGCATGACCAGCGAATCGGTATCTACGACTACCTGCAAATGCAAGGAA